GGTTATTTGTGTTCAACTTCATCCCACGATAAATGCTTATTTGATCTTGGTAAGGTTGTAATGGTCTCAGAATGCCGTCATAGTTCCACTCGTCTAATATGACACCGTGCGGAACGTATACAAATGCGGCTCTGAATTGAGGGTTAGTTTTAGCTGATGCTAAAGGAATCATAGCATCTAATATTGGCAGTGCAAGTGTTGCACCTGCACCTCTTAACATAGTTCTGCGATTTAAAAGCATACCTGTCTCCTGTAATTTAAATTACTTTTGACAGTTAGCGATATTATCACAATAAGCTAACCTGTTCGTAAAGGGTCATTAGCCCCTACTAAAAGTTTGTTTACTATTTATACTATTTTGTACCTATAGCCATAAATCTATCATAATAAACTTTGCCTTCCCAGTTATAATATGATTGTTCGGCTACACCCTTGTATAAAACATTAGTGATTCCTGTGTTGTCTAAGTGTCTTTCTATGGTATCTACACAGTTTATACCGTACATTTCCTGTATTACGTTACTTGATTGTAGCGCAAAAATACAATCAGTATTAGTAGTGGTCAACTCTTTGAGAGGATACATCTGTTCACATCCAAGTGAAATAACAATGTCAGTATTAAGAGCATTTATGTTATGGAAAGCAAAGGGTATATCTAAACATAAATGATTTATGTCTACACCGTTATCTACATAGTATTTGTTAAACACTTTAGAAAGTTCTAAAGCCTCATTATCAATATCAATTAAGTCCATATGCTTAACTTTTATATTTTCACATATGAGGGGCACAAGAGGAAACCCTAACCAAGAATTTAAAACAATAATATTGTATTCTTTTTCCGAATCTAAATATTTAACAAGCTCTTCCATTAACCATACAGACGCATCCATAGTGTTAGGATTCATAGACTTTCTAAAGTCCTCGTGTTTGTGAGGCATTTCGTGTTGTATTTTTTCAAGCGCCATGCCCCAATATCTAAAACTTGTTAGAAAATTATAGTTTAACATCTTGCGGTCTCTCCATTGAATCATATAAACAGATGAAAGGTGTTTCTCTGTATTTAAATTGTTCTACATCATTTGGATATTGATATCCATAGTTATAACTGTATACCCACCCGCTGGGGAATGTTGAAATATGTTCGTGGTTGAATCTATTATAAAAAAGATTGTCCAACCCTCTATAATAAAAAAACATTTGACTTGGGTAATCCTTCGTCATTTTTAAAAACTTTGTCATAGATTCTGTTTCCATCAACGAATCATTCCATCTCAGTATACTTGAGTTTAGGTTAGTATATGCGTGGGGTATATGTTTTGTTTCTTCTTTTATTTTTTCTAAATCGTGCCATTCTGTTTTCACAAATATTAGTTTGTCATAACAAGGATAATCTATGAAAGCATTTAAATTTCTCTGTATTGTAATGTCCAAATCTAAAAATAGTTTTTCCCCTTCTTGCCACACAATATCTGTATCAAACAAATACATTTTGTTCCACCACTTTTCATAGTAGTTATCCTTAGGAATTGTTAGAGGAACAATATCAGGGTGTAAGTCTTTGGGATCTTCTGTTATGCAATAAAAAATAAAATTTCGTGTGACATGGTGCCTACACTGTTTGTATATTTCATTTACATGAGAGGAAGGATATTTTGTTCCCCACTTGACTGTGTATATGTGTAAACTCATTTCCAGTGCGCTAATAAGTAAGGATCTACTAATTGATCTTGTTTTGTTTTGCCTCTACTTGAATCTTCAAAAGGCAATAAGTCAATATTGAATACACAGAGAATACACCCTTTACGATAGGTGTCTACTCTCAAATCGTCAGCATCCCAGTCTCTGCCTCTATTGTAAGAGTAGGCCATCCAACTTGGGAAGTGTCCCCATAAAGGAGTCTTACTAAACTCACCCCAACGCCAACTGTGATAGTTATCAGTTCCATCAGTAAATGTAAACCATATTTGTTCTTGATGTTTCAATACATCTTTCCATATACATTCGCATTGGTCATCCGACCACACTTGACAGGAACCGTTTGTGTAAGCCCCGTGTGCAAGTTTAAATTGTCTTGACTTCATTGGTTTTGGATCTTGCCACCAACTTCTAAGTTTTGTAGGTCTATCTAAATCATATGTAATAATAGGACCCATATCATTTTGTATGATAACATCTAAGTCTAAGAAAACGAAACGCCCCGTAGGCTTATCGTCAGCGAAGTTATGAGTATTAAAAACAAAAGTTTTAGGACGATCCCAGCAGCGAGCCATTCCATACTTGAAACTATCAGAACCAAACCAATACTTAGGGTGAATATTAGGAATGTCAGGAAAGTCAATAACTTTAATCCCAGGATCAAGGCCTTCAGGAAGATCGGTATAACAGTAAAAGTGAAAATCAAAAATGCTATGGTCAGTGTTACGTTTAGCCATTGAATATAGTTTATTGACAAAATGTGGTCCATACTTTGTTCCCCACTTACAGCAGATATAATTTACTCGCATTTCCATAACCTCAATAATTCTTTATCCTTCAATCCCTCAAGTTTAATCTGTTTTTTTGCTTTAGGGTCTGGCGTTAGGTCTGTGTTAAATAAACAAACTTTAGCATCAGGGCGGTATTTAAAAGGTGCAATGTCTTTAGGAAACTTCATTCCTCGGTTGTAACTATATATCCATTCAAAAGGAATGTTTTTCCAAAACTCTCTCTGTCTCCAATAATGATAGTTATCAGACCCTTTGAAGAATGTTTTAAAAACCATTTCTTCTTCCATTAAAACATCATAATATATTTGTTTAGTTTGTTCATCATCCCAGCACATCATACTGCTATTAAAAAACGTGCCTCTAATATCAATAAAAAGCCTTTCGTGTTTTTGTTTTGGGTCTTGCCATTCACTATAAATTATTCTTGGTCTGGTTGCTAATTTGTCTAACTCGTCTATATTATTTTGAATGATAACATCGAGATCAAAATAGCACCACTGGCCTTCATATCCTAACCACTCTTTAGAGTTAAACACAAGAAACTTTGCTCGGTCCCAGCAATACTTTTCTTTACCGAACCAATAGTCAGGGTGAAGTAAACCATCATCAGGTATAGGGTGTGTGTCACATTCTAATCCCTCATTCTCATCTGTATAACACGTAAAGGTAAAGGGTTTCGTATAGTTTCTTTTAACCATACGATACAAATTGTTTACGTATTCTGGGGTATACTTATTTCCCCATTTTATACAAACGAAGTTCATCATAATATTCTTCAACTAAATTGGGAAAGTCTGCTTGTCCGTTAAGTAATGCTATAGTAGCATTTGGTTGATACTTATCACCGGCAAATTTATAAGAATAGATCTCACCCTCAGGCCAATGTTTAAATGTAAAGTTTTCATGGTAGAGAAATCTATCATCACCCGCATACTTTACCATGTAATAATCTTGATCTTTTTTCCAGTATTCATATATATGTCTTGCATCTTCCCACAACATTACACTTGAGTTAAAATTACTTAGATAATTGTACGACCATCGCTCATCTTTATGATAGGGAAAATTTTTATCCTTCCAATAAGTATAACAAATCATTGGTTGGTTGTCAAGACAATTAAACAAATGGTCAATGTTTTTTTGTATGGCCACGTCTAAATCTAAGTACAAAGTTTTGCCAAAATGATATTGGAAAAGTTTTATTTTCTCCCAGTGGCCTTCAGGTTCACCGTCAATCGGAATAGTATAAATATCAGAACGTAGCCCTTTAGGGTTATCGGTCACACATACATAATTGTACTTGCCATTTGTGTCAATATATATGCGGTTCACATCATCTGCTGTGTATTTGTCACCATACTTTAGTGTCAAAATAGTTTTCATCACAAGTCCAAAAAGTTATAAATAACAAGATACATTAATACTTATAAGATATTTATATGGCAACAATACAAAACATTGTAATAGATCAAGGCACGACCTTTAGCTTTACTTTCAGTTTGGATAATCCTGACGGTACTAATAAAAATCTTGCTGATTATACTGTTGCCGCTCAAATAAGAAAAAGCTATCAAACAAATACAAAGGTTGATTTTACTATTGCAAAAGTGGATGCAACCGGAGAAATTACTATTAGTTTGACTGCAACACAGACGTCTTCTTTGAGGTCTGGCAGATATGTATATGATATTGAAATAGCAAGTAGTTCTGAAACTATTAGAGTATTGGAAGGAATTATCACGGTAACCCCAGAGGTAACACGATAATGGCAATAAAAGTAACTATACCAAGTTCAAGTGTTAGCGCAAGAACCCCTAAAGTAGTAACGTCTACTTCAAGGGTCATTACGGCAACTAATTTGGAAGGATTGGCGAATGTTGATTTAACCGGCGCCCAAGATGGATATACTTTTACCTTTGATGCAGATACGAATAAGTGGGTTGCGAGCCCTGTTTCAAGTTTGGCAATTGATTCCTCGCAGGTATCAAATTTAGACGGCGGTACATATTAAAAATAATAACAAAAGCTAATAAGAGGAGAAATCAATGGCTACAGTTATTCAAATTAAACGTTCTTCGGGTTCAGCAGCACCTACTACTGGACAGTTAGAAGAGGGCGAATTAGCTTATAGCCAAGACCAGTCAGGTTCTGGTGCAGCAGCTAAACTTTATATTGAGTCTCTTGGCTCTGATGGTAGCACTCCCGTCATTCATACTATTGGTGGTAAGTTCTACACTGATGCTATTGACGCAGCTACTGATTCAAACACAGCAAGCGCTATTGTAGAACGTGACGGCTCTGGTAACTTCAGCGCAGGTACTATTACAGCAGCACTTACTGGTGATGTAACTGGTGATGTAACTGGTAACTTGACAGGTAATGTTACTGGTGATGTAACTGGTAACTTGACAGGTAATGTTACTGGTGACGTAACCGGTGATGTAACTGGTGATGTAACTGGTAACTTGACAGGTAATGTTACTGGTGACGTAACCGGTGATGTAACTGGTAACGCAGACACTGCTACAGCACTGGAAACAGGACGTACAATAGCTATCTCAGGTGACATGACTTATACTTCACCTTCTTTTGATGGTTCTGGTAACGTAACTGCTGCAGGTACTCTTGCAACTGTAAACAGCAACGTAGGTTCATTTGGTTCTACTACAAATATTCCTGTTGTAACAGTAAACGCAAAAGGTCTTGTAACTGCTGTCACTACAGCGGCAATCGCTACTTCATTCGACATTGACGCAGACAGTGGTACTGCTGACACAGTATCTGGCGGCGAAACACTTACTTTCAACGGTACAGCAAACGAAATCGAAACTGCTGTTTCTGACAATGCTATCACTATAGGTTTGCCTAATGACGTAACTATTGGCAACGATTTGACAGTTACTAATGACGCTACTATTAGTGGTAACGCTGTTGTTACAGGTAATTTGACTGTAAACGGTACAACTACTACTTTAAACACAACCAACTCAGTGGTTAGTGATACTCTTATCGAACTCGGTAACGGTGTTTCAGGTGCTCCTGCTAATGACTCAGGTCTTGTCATTGAACGTGGTGATAGCGACAACGCTTTCATCGGTTTTGATGAATCAGCAGACAAGTTTATTGTAGGTACAGGTACATTCACAGGTGCTTCTACTGGTAACTTGACCGTTACTACTGGTACACTTGTTGCTAACTTAGAAGGTAACGTATCAGGCGGTACTGTTTCCTCACTGTCAGCTGCAATCTTAGTAGCAGACGGTGGTACTGGTGCAGGCACATTCACTAGCAACGGTATCATTTATGGTAACGGCACTGGTGCAATGCAAGCAACTGCTGCAGGTACTGATGGTTACATTCTGTACTCTAACGCTGGCACTCCTGCTTGGACAAATACTTTGGACGGCGGTGTTTACTAATTTAATTTTTTGAGGATTTGTTATGGAAGAAGTTCAAGATCAAGAGCAAAGCGCTAATGATGCTTTGGTAAATGAATATATTAATACTATTGCTAAAAAGTATAATGATACGAGCCTAGAGGTTGTTAACCTGCAGGCTAGGCTCAATTTAGCAACTAGAGAGAAGAATCAACTTCTTAAAAATATTGATAGTAAAGACAAAGACATTGAAGAATGGAAATCTTTACTACATGAGGAAAGAAATAAAAAATCACAGGTACAAGTAAAAGAAGTGGTTAAAGAAGTTGAGGTTGAAAAGATAATTGAGGTCGAAAAGGAAGGACCATCTGCTGATGAAGCTCTTATACGTGAAAACGAATATCTTAAAAAAGAACTTTTTACTTTAGAAAAAAAATTAAAAAAAGTAAAGCAACGACAAGAGGAGATAGCAGATGGCGGTGGTACTTAAACCAAAAAGATCTGAAACAAGTAGTAGTGTGCCAACGACTAGTGATCTAGCAGTCGGCGAAATTGCTATAAATACAGCAGACCAGAAGCTGTATATTAGGGATTCTAGTAATAATATTAAAGCTATTGGTGGAGGACTAAATGTAACGGATACTGACACCACGGTCTCAGGGGCGTCCGCAATACAATTTAGTGATACCTCTACTGCCTTGATGCAAATTACCGACGGCGGAAGCGGTACTGCCTCTGTCACAGTAACCATCAATGCAGATCAGGACTATGGGTTAATTACAGATTCTGTAGGCGTGGGTA